TATCTAATCCCAAATATGGATGCGTAAGAGCAAACGGTAAATATGTTTATCCTGCTCTTTGGAAATTAAAGGAGGAATAAAAATGCTATGGACAGAAAAATATAGACCAAAAAATTTGAATGAAGTAATTGGACAAGAACACTTTGTATCTGATGCAAGAGGTTGGGTTGAAGAAAATAATATGCCTAATATTCTATTATACGGAAATCCTGGAAATGGTAAAACAGGAGCAGGATTAGTGATTGGAAGAGAAATCTTAGGTGAATCATTTCAAGATAATTTCATTGAAGTAAATGCGTCAGATGATAGGCGATTAGAAAATGTGCGAACTACAATTAAAAATATCGCACAAAGCGGCACAATCGGTGATGCACCATTTAGAATCGTATTATTAGACGAAATGGATGGTATGACTACCGATGCCCAAAATGCACTAAAGCGTATCATGGAAAGATATGCAAGCAATATTCGTTTTATTATTACCTGTAATGATAGAAATAAAATTATCTTCGCATTACAAAGTCGGTGTGCAAATTATCATTTTAAACCGCTTTCTAATGAGGCTGTCCTTGAAGTATTAACTTCAATCCTCAAGGCTGAAGAAATAACCCGATTCTCCCAAGATGAATTGGACTCCTTTATATATGCGATGAATGGTGATATGCGGAGGGCGATTACGGAACTACAAGCGGCAAAGGCAAGCAATTCCACCCTCAAATCGCAAATTGATGCAGGATTAAACGAATACAAAAAATTGTTAATGAAAATTGTAAATAAAAATACTTTAGCATTAAGCAGTATGCACGACTTCTTACACAACGGATTCACTATCCGTGAAGTCTGTATTGGCTTACATGATGCAGTAATTGATTCTGAATTAGAGAGTAATTTGAAATTCAAAATCCTTAGAACTATTGGAGAAAGCGAATGGCGTTCAACCACTATGACTCCAAAAGTGTTAGCCTCTTGGTTAATTAGCCAACTATCATAGAATTGAACAAAAATAAAAACAAAAATGGAAGTGAAAAAACATGGAAGAAAACATGAAAGCAGAAATTGAAAAGAGCGCACAATACATTGGTATGAGCGTTGAAGAAGCGACGAACAAGTTTGAAGAGATTTGTTCCGAAAACAACATTGAAACCACTAACCCCATTTCAAGGGGTCTTTGGCGCAACTATGTTGCGAATGTGCGAAGAACGCAAGATAGCGGAGATTCATCCAAAGGTAATGATTCTTACTACAAAGCAGCATTTGGTTTCTTTGTTTCCCTTGATGCCCCTAGAGACATGATGGCTTGGAATCGCATGAAGGCAAAAGAAGAGTTTATGCGTGATGCTGATAATGCCCTTGAACAAGGTATTGTTGCTATTGCATCACAAAATGCACTTGGAAAGTGGGTTGTTTCCCGCTATCACAACGGAGAATACGGTGAAAAAACTGTTTCAACGCTTCCTTCTGGTGCAGAAGAAGCAGAAGATGGTCGTTTCTTTATTCCTTTGGATAATACCGCAACCTACATGAATGGTGGTAAAAACAACAATTACGGTAAGCCTCTTCCCGCAGAACAAATGCGAAGAAGCGGTGTTTTCTTCGGCTCTATCGGTCAAGGAGAAATGAAGCCTTACTACTTCTCTTACAAAAATGATGCAGGGGTTCAATTTGCACCAAACACTTTTGAATGGGTGCATTTCCTTTGTATCGCTAACGACAACGGGACTGATATTTATGGGGCTAAAGATTTGACTTTGAACAGTCTTTCTCTTAACTCAGAAATGAATCCCGAAAACGAACTTTACCGTGATATGTCGTCTTTTGACTTTGAGGATTGTTTGCGTGAGAACTTCTCTTCTCATCTTGTTCCTCTTGTTGATATGGACAAAGCGCACATTGAGCGTCAAGCCCTTCCTTCTAAAGAGCGTTATGTGATTACTGACGGAACTGTGTGTAATATGAACATGACTCCTACAAAGAACGGAAACAGAATCATTAACCTAACTGACTTAAATGCAGAAATGGACTATGATTCTGAATCAACGGGTATTACTACCTGTTGGATTCCTGAACATTTGACTCTTGATTTCGGTATTGGTTCTTCCGTTATCGTTATTGGGCGAACTAGTCAAAGAACGACTGATGAAGGAGTTGAGCCAGTTACTATCAATGTTGCTGGTCTTTACTGCGTTATTCGTCATGGTTCGGCAGTTGAGGTTTCAGTTCCAGTTGAAGAGGATTTTGACTGGTTTTGATTAAAACCACCTTTTGTGTAGTCGTTGGCGTTAATGACGGCCATAGAGGTGCGAAGCCTCTAGTTTTTTAAAAAAGGTGAAAATATGCAAAAGATTACAATTAATGATTATAAATCAGCATTTATCTCTAATGGCTTTGTAGTTAAGGCTGGAAGTTGGATTATAAATTTAAGAGATGTTGAATTTATGACTTACAGATTAAACGACAAAGATGAAACTTCATATTTAGTGGCGTTTCATATTGGTGATAAAGAAACAAAAATCATGGTAAATGATATTCAAGCGGTTAAGGAACTTTTCAAAAGTTGGACAAACGCTAAAGGAACTGAATTAGAATTTGAATACGAAGATATTAAAGGAGGAATGAGAGAATGGGATTAACCAGTAATAATAAAACAAACGCAGTTGATGAAGGAATGACTAACAATGCAAGAGTTGTTGCCTTCAAAGAAAAGTTGAAGAAACAAACAGAAGGACGAATGGCTAGAAACAATCGTCTTATTTGTGGTATTTGGGGAGAGCCTAAGACTGTTAAAAGCGGTTTGGCTTTAGATTTTCCCGATAAACAGATTTATGTTCTTGACTGGGATGATGGTTGCGAACCTACTTGGAGACAAAACCATGAAATGACTGATAGAATTACTCTTTGGAATCCCGAAGTGCGAAACAAAAATGGAGAATTGGATATTCAAAAGTCCGAAGCAAACTCAGAAGATTTTGTTTTGTTTGTGAAGTCAAAGATTGAAGAAGGCGAAGATGTTCTGTTTGTATTTGATGGAATTGATAAGTGGCTTGATTGTTGCACTTTAAATGTAACTGGTTCTTCAAAGATTGGAAAGCCTCAAAAGATGAAGTTTGAGTGGGGAAAGCGAAACGCACCATTCTATTCTCTTCTTATGATGTGCAAGAATCTTGATTGCGACCAAATTTACATTACTCATGCTAAAGCAGATTATGGAGCAACAGGAGAAGTTATTGGTTCTAAACCAAACTGGCATAATTGGGGTGATTATCTGTATCAAATTATTTCAACAAGAAGAACACGCAAAAAGAATGATGTTGTGTATAAGGCTGAATTACTCAGCAGTAAAACCAACACCGAATTAGTGGGCAAAACTTGGGAAACTCTAACCGTTGGTGGTGGAAATGTTTCTTGGGAAGGAATGCCTGAATTGCGTGAGGGATTGATTTGAAATTTACAATTGATAGCGATACCCTAAAGAAAGCATTAGAAAGCGTTCAAGTAAGAGGCAAAGGAACAACAAATAGTGGGTTTGGCTCAACCAATTTCGGCACTTATGCTTATTTGGTAGCCGATACTGCTTCTATTGAAGTTTGGAATGGAAATGCTACTTTTTGTGTTAAAATTAGTATTGATGCCGAGGTTGAAAAACAAGGAAGGGTTTGTTTAAATAGTGAAACTGTTATTCCCTATCTAAAAAACTTTAGTGGTGAGAATATTATTTTTTCTGTGAATGATTTTATTCTTATCAGTTGCGGAACTAAGAAAGCCTCAATTCCTTTAGTAGTAAATCATCCAAATGCTGATGCTATTTCAAGAATGCAAAACATGATGAATCCTATTTCATATGAAATTCAGCCGCAGACATTTTTTAACTTTGGTAAATCCAAGTTTGAAGGTGCATTTACTCTTACACAAAGACAATTACAGGATGCAATTAAAGCCTGTGAATTAGTCAAAAGTGGAGTGTATAAGTTTGATTTTAATAATGGGGTGTTGAATGTCTCAACACGCCAAAATGTTACAAACAAATACGAAGAAACAATAACTCCTGCTTTTCCTACGGGAGAACCTGCTACGGTGGAGTTTAGTTCTCCAATTTATGCTTTCTTTGAGAAAGACCAGATGTTGAATTTTTATCTAAAAGATGACTTTCCTCTTTTAGTAGTAGCGAATGATAGAATACTGTTAAAAGCACCACATATTTCAGGGTGAATAATAATGATAATTAGTAAAATGAATGATGGAATGAGAATATACAAATCTTGGAGAGAAAACGGAGAGAAAAAACATGAAATTGTTCCCTTTAGACCTTACTTCTATGTTTTACAAGATGAACCTGAGCGACCTCACTATAAACCTACTAAATATCTTACTAGGGATTTTGAGTATCAGCGTGGCGATTGGGTTAATCTTGCGGGACAGCCTTTGAAAAAAGTATTTGTTGAGTCAGCACAAGATATTAGGAACGCTAAAAATAAGTTTAGGGAAACCTATGAAGCAGATGTTCCTTTTCACTTTCGGTATTGTGTTGATGAGTTAGATGAAATGCCCGAATATAAACTGCGTAAGTGGTATTGGGATATGGAATGGGCGCAAGGTGGAGAATATCACGACCAATTGACTACAATTGTTGTGTATGATAATTACGACGAAGAATATATTCAATGGGTGTGGTGGCCTAAAGATGATACTAAAAAAGATTTGGCTGATGTTATTTTAGAAGGAGATATTTGCCCACCTTCTAACTGTTCTGTGCGTTTTTTCTCATCAGAAAAAGAAATGATTGAGGATTTTATGAACACCATGATTGTAAAAGACCCTGATATGTTAATTGCTTGGTTCGGTCATTTTGCTGATTTACCAAAGTTATTTGAACGGGCTTCTGCGGTG